TCTGCCTGTGATGCCAATCTCAACGCAGGAGGTTGTTGGCTAACTCCATTAATGAGGTTAGGTATAGAAGAACTAATTAAAGGCATGACTATCTAAGAACAGTACGACTTGGTTGATAAGTCTGGAATACTCCTGTGTGATTAGGATTACCTCTAATCATATTGTGATCACCTGCATTAGTTTCTTCTTCTAAGAATTGTGCTTTAGCTTCCGCTTCCATTGTTAGATTTATTTGTGTTAATTCTGCACTACCTAGTATCTGTTCTTGTAGTGTGCGACCTGCTTTAACCATCATGTACTGACGGGCATGCTCAGGGAGGTCAGTCCAATCAAGGATATAAGTTACATCTGCTGTTAAGTCTTCATCAAAGAGAGAAGTGTTATTACGTCTGTCGTATAGCTTTGATCCTCTTTGTACGACTTCAAGATCTGGATACTCATAAGGATCAATCTTTACTCTGCTTATATCTGAACTTAAATTAATTTCTTTTGATGAATCTCTAGTTAGAGTTCTTTCGTAGTCAGTATTAAACGACCAGCCTTCAGCTTGAATTGTTCTACTAACTTCGTTAAGTGTGTCATTAGCTTGTCTTGCTAAACCGAACTGACCTTCAAGACTATTGACAGGTGCTTCACCCATCATTCGCAGTACTTTATTAACTGCTTCTAGTTCGGTAGTTAGATTAAGGCCCATAAGAAAAGAGGGGGCATATAGCCCCCATAGTAATTAGCTGGTTGCTGTGTATATCTCGATAGCACAGTCTGGACGTAGAACTCCAGTACCATGAGCCATAGATCCGACCATGAATGTACCTTGCCATAACGCGTGTACATCGGAACCAGTTTGTTCCATCTTCAGATCCATCAACTTAACAGTACCAACAGCCTGCTTGTTGAACACAAGTCCAACGCTGTCTGTGTAGTCAGCATGGTATGTGTTGTTCTCACCAGTTACTTGAGAACGGTTTGTAGTTGGCAAGTGGTTAGACTTAACGATGCTGATACCAGCAACCTTTAAGACTGTTCCATCTGCGTATGCTCCAGAACCACCCCAGTCTCTGTTGAGTACGTCTGTTGTTTGTGCGATTTTATAATATTCGGTTGGGCCAAGAGCTAAGTATCTCCCGTCCTCAGGAATATTATCTATATCCATTTGCTCTGCTGCTGACCACATAGCACTGACTAGCTGTGCCCCTGTGATAGCTGACTTACTAGAAGCAACAATCTTGATACGAGTACCACCAGGTAGGTCAGTGTTGAAGTTAGTAGCTGTTCTTGCTGCTTGGCAGATAGTAGCTGCTACGTTCTTGTCAAATGTGTACGCTAATGCGTTACCCATCTCAGTTGTATACTGAGACCTCACGTCGTAATGGTTCTTAGCTTCATCAATGTCTGCAACGAATACGTTCGATACAAGTTTGTCATCGATGTTGATAACAGCTTCAGCGTGCTTGATAGCATTACCTGTTAGCTGGGTGCCCGGCGTGTGATACGCGGTACTAGAAAGTCCAATAATCGGGAACTGGGCTGACTTACCTGACTTGATCGTACGCACTGTATGCAGTGACTCAAACACAGTTGCTTTACGGAAGGCAGACAAGACCTCCCCCGAAAACGTCTTTAAGAATAATGCGTCATAGCTAGTTCCTGTATTGTTTACAAGACCTAGCCGTGAGCTAGTAAAATTAGCCACGGAAAAAAGAAAGAAAGGTTGCCCTTCACTATCTCTTCAACGCAGGGTATCCCTCGCAAGGGGCCGTTGTCTCTACGAGAATGTTTAGGTTGTTTATATAATACCCCTTACAACACTTTTGAGCGACTAAGTTTTTCTTGTACCTCTTGTCTATACGCTGGATCAGTTGCATATCGTTCATCATTCATAGCCGCTACTACCTGTGCAGTTGATTCAAACTTAGTGGTATTCGCTCTAGGTGTTCTACCTCCGACAAGCTTTGGTTCTCTTGGTGCGTTGTTCATATATGCAGCCTGAAGACCAGCGACAGCAATCCTTATTTGATGTGGGTTGCTAGTCTTAAGCATGTTATTAAACGCATCAACTTCTGCTTTGTCTAAGTTTCCAGCAGCCCATTGAATCATTTCAGAGTAAACCTGCTCACCTCCAAACTCATTCTTAATTGCTGCTACTTCTTTAGCTGCAAGTTGTGAGTCCTGCTCCGCTCTGTACTGCACACCATCTAGGTATGCTTCGACCATATCCTTACTGAAGCCAGCACCTTCTAATGCTTTGTAGTCGTCATCATCTAGCTTGCCTGTCTCTTGCCATTTAGTATTCATCCCTTGGTAATCGACACCAGCTTCATCAAGGCGACTACCTATGTACTCACCATAAATTTCTGAAGCGTTGGCAGGTGCTGCTTCTTCTTCCTTCGACTCAGATACTTCTGGCTTGTCGCTTTCTTCTTGACTGCCTAACTTCTTTTGAAGTTCTTCGTAACCTTTCTCTAGGTCTTGTACCGAGTCATACTTACCAGCAAATTTAACTGGTTCTTGTCCTTGAGCTTCAGTAACAAGTGCTTCATCTTTAGTTGCTGTCTCCTGTTCAGGAGATAACGCACCTGTCTCTGGTTCGGAAATAGTAATTGCTTCTGGCATTGGGTGTGATGGGTAAGAGGTTGTTATTTGATAGTGATGTGCCGTTCGCCGTCTTTAGTGACTTTTGGCTCTTTATCTTTTTTCTTTTTAGCAACTGTCTTATCTTCTTTAATAGTTGCTAACTCTCTAGGTTTCTCCTCCTTGGACTGGGCCACTGGGGAGTCCTTGGGCTGCTGCCCCGAGATCGGGGACGGTGTTAGGGATGCTTCCTGCTGCTCCGTCTTCGGAGTTTCCTGAGAATTGAGGGCCATAAGGTGAACCTGGTTTAGTGTAGTTGTCTGCAACTTTAGCCATAGCTGATGACTTCATTGCTTCCATCATCTGCATCTCTTGCTGTTGCTGTTGAGCTTGTGCCTTTGCAGCAGCAGCTTCTTGCTGTAGTTGCTGACTGGTCTTGACTAAGTTTGTCGTATCTATTGAAGCACTAGCTGCCAATCTTCGCAGTGCTTCTTCGTAATTTACATACTGTTGTGCTATCTCTGGGCCTAGTACCTGCTGAGTAACAGACAAGAACTCAGTTAACTTATTCATATCATCACCTCTACCTATACCTTCAAGACCTGTCACTGCTCTTGGCTGTACTAAAGGTTCACCTGTCTCCTGACTGTTAGGGAACTCAGGTAGTTTGCCTTTCTTCTGTAACATATAGATCAACCTGCGTACCAGTGGTAGCTGTAGTTCTTGGGTAAGTATTGAGTAGAAAGCTCCGATAGTTTGTTCAAGACTTTGTGCCATGTATCTTATTTCTTCTGCTGTAACTCTTTCCCCTGGTCGTTGTACTGCTTGGTTAAGTAGGAAAGCAAACTCAAGTCTTTGCTCTATACGCTCAATCATATTCATTGTGATCTGTAGATCAGCCTGCTTTTGGGCTTGAACGACAGTTACATCAGCAGCGTTACCTTGAACTATTGCACCATTCGCTGCACTACTGAGAGTACGTGGCCTAGTAGTTCCATTAGGATTTACAAGGAACAGAACTTTAGATGCTGCTGCTGCTGCTTCGATTGATGCTTGGTATAAAGATTCAAGTGCAGTCAAGTCGCCATAGTATTTTTCAACGTGACTTCTTCCGTACTCCTCTCCACTTTCTAATCGCTCATACCTCAATACGATCCAAGGACTTACATCCATTGGACACATGCCGTATGTGTTGGGTATCTCTTTGCCAGCAGCTTCCTGATACCAGCGAGTGATGCCGTTCTCAGTCTTAACGCATGTGTGTATCTTTACTGTCTTCTTGACTGGGCCTAGCTTTTCATCTTCTTCCTCTTGGTCAGGAAGGAATCCATCTGGCAATGCTTCAGGATAAACTTCTTCTTCTATTAAGATCTCAGTCACATGATCCATTGGATCACGCACGACACAATAGTTTTGTAAATGTATAGTCCTGATTCTGTCTTCTTGTACATAGAGAAGGACATTACCTGTGACTATTAACTGTTGAAATGCTTGAGCGAGTGATGCTCTTGCACTCATCGTTTCTAGTTCAGTCATCACAGCCTGCTCTACCTTGACTAAAGCTGTGTCGAGTTCTGTCTTAATCTCTGGTCCTTGCTCTTCTATTCTTAATGCAAGGCTGTCAATCTCTAGCTTGAAGAAGGGAGTGTTAGGAGGAAAGAGAGTTAGGTTTAATTTATTTTGTAAGTTACTAACACCCATTGCACCTGTTGACTGCCAAGGTGTCTTGAGTTTTCCATGATCTCCCATGTTGGAGTCAGGGCAGGAAGCAGGGTTAGTTACCTTTGCACAATCTCTAGCTCTTTGAAGGAAAGGATCACGATTAGTTTTTAGCTGATCGTACCTAGCAGCAAGGGTAGTACCTTTCTCTTTATCTTTAGCTCCTTTACCTGGAACTAGATCAATAGGGTCAATGCTTAAGTCCATTTATTTAGGAATGTAGAGACTCTTAGCCGCATGTGATGACGACTTAGTTGCTTTGGTTTTTTTGACTGGGTTTGTTAATTGTTTCTTGCCACCACCCTTTGCCCACCTTTTAGAATCTAGTGCTGGTGCTGCTACTCCTGCTGTTTCTTCTGGAGGTGGAGGGGGTGCAGCTTCTGCCTGTCGTCTTTGTTCATCATACCTAGCTTGGTTATCTGCCCTGCTTAATTCAAACTGTCGCTTCTGTTCTGCCATCTGCTCTCTTTGTAGAGCAAGGTTCTCTTGATGACGCTCTTCGGCTGCCTTCTTAGAGTCCTCGTTAGAACCACCTCCACCACCACACATAGCTAAATCCTGTAGTTACTTAATAATACCTTGATATTAGTCTTAGACTATTCCAAGTTGTCTTATATTCCCTTTTGATTTGTACTTGCTAGTGCTAAAACCTCGCCTTCCTTGACCTGAAGCGATTGCTCTATCCTCTATTTTAAGTGCTTTGTTTGCTGCTGTTGTACTCTTTTGATTTGTATCTAAATTAATAATTGTCTTACCACCACCATACCCTGCTCCACCCGTCATCTGCTGTTGCTCAGAAACAGGTGGTACATATCTTTTAGTGATTGGATCTTCTGGGCCTGACAAGTTCACTTGATAACCTCCACCCAAGTCAAGATCTAGTGTTTCTCCAATACCTAATCCAAGATTGCTGTCACTTGTTTCGTGATCGATAGTACTTTCTTCGTAATCAAGGAGTCCATCGCCATCTGTATCTTCCATCCATTTGTTTTTAATATCAAAATTACCAGCTTCAATAGCTGCTTTTCCTGCAGGAGTTTCAGCCCACTGAGCAAGGTTTAATTTATTCGGATCATCAGCATCTAACGTGAATTGACTTGCGGCTACGTTTGTAACTGGATATTCAACATCGAAACCTAGACGACCTCCACCACCAGGAGACGCACCATCTAATTCGTAGTTAGCCATGTAATGCTCTTGGCCTACAGTTGATAGTCCATCACCATAATCAAAAGGGACTGGTCTTATCTCAAATCCTCCTGGTTTTGTCGAATCAGGTACATATTCCCATGAATAAGGCGTTGCTGTTTCGCCTGTTGCTATTAGATTTCCATCATCATCCAACACATACTCACCTTCTTCGTCTATCTGATATTGAGTAGCAGTCTTAGTACCAGTTGGATTTAAATTTGTTGCTGGATCAAGGTCTAAATATACTTTTTCTGTAAGGATATCTCCTGAAGGATCAGTGCTTGTCTTGATTTCTAATGGATTACCGTAGCCTATTGTTCCAAACTTTTCATAGTTTATAGCACCTGTATTCATGCCAATATCTCTTGCTATGTTTTCCCGAGCCATAGATTGCGCAGTAGCGAAGTCATACCCTTCAGCTAGATAGCTTTGTATGTCTTGTGTTTGTTGATATCCCCACCACTCATTACCTTCTTGCCCAACGACATTACCTTGTTGGACACCGTACTGATAGTTTTGTTCTTCTAAATAGTTCTCAAGGTTAGATGTGTTCAAATTTGCAGCCCAGTCCTCTGGTCTTGTACCGACCTCTACATTCTCATCTTGAAACTGAAACCAGTCAGGAATCCCCATAGCAGTAGGATCGTATTCAGTAGTAGCTAAGTCTGATTCACCTCGTATGTAATCAAATGCTTCAGTAGATCTGCCTATGTCTTGTCTTACAGTTTGAGTAGCTGCTGCTTCTGCTTCTGCTTCGCTCATTCCACTAGCAATAGCATTGTCTTTAAGAGTCTGATAGGTTTCCGTCCAGTACTGTGCACCTTCAGTACCTGGAAGTCTGCCTAGTAAATTTTGAAAGCTTGAAGTTACTGCTTCAGGTGCATTTTCTACCGCTGCTACACTTTTAGCTTCGCTTGATCTTGCAACGTCTTTGCTTATAACTCCAATAGCATCATCGGGACTCAATCCTTCGCTAATAAGAGTATCGTATTGTCCACCAAACCACTTATAGAATTCATCACCTGGTGCTCTATCTAGCAAGTCTTTTCCTACCTGCTGTAATCTTTTTATCTTGTCGTGCTCTTTTTTATTTATATCTGCTTGCTTTTGAGCTTTTATTGCAGCATTTAACTCAGATATAGATCCGTAAGTTTGCAGACCATCAGGAACAGTATCAATAGCGAAAGGATTTGCTGTTGCCATTATCATTCGACGTTGTTCTGCTCATTATATACAGATCGCAACATCCTTACTAGCTCTACCTGCCCACCGTATCTCCATATCTCTCGGTCAGGTGTATCTATTGATGGACATTTATCAGGGTAGATCT